TTTCCTCTTTTAGGGCGCGCCTCGGAGGCCTGTCCACTACTTCTGTAGAACAGGTTGGAGGCTTAAGCCTCCGGCCTCAGCTATATAGAAAAAAAATTACAGGGTGGCTCCGCCCAGACTCCGCCCATCTCTCCGCCCCATCTCTCCGCCCAGTCTCCGCCTAAGGGAAACCAGTCCCATCCGCAGGAGTCCCTCAGGACAAGAAACAATAGGAACAACATGGCCTTACAATGGGTGTGGCTGTGTCTTAGAAAAAGTTTAAGAAACAACAAATTAATGATGTGTAGAATATTGATTGAACTATTGAAAATATTGTTAGATGTTCTGGACAGTGGGGACTATGCTGATGGGCCCTCAGATAACCCTGGTACAGGTATTGCTAAGGAGGAGATTGTGAAATGCATTGACTTTCTTAAGATGCTGGAGGCAGGAGATGACGACATAGATAAGTATGGGTTTCCTGAGCTGCTTGCGGCACACTTTGCCAACTGTTTGGCAGTTTGTTTGAAAGCAGCGCGGGAAAGCGACGCCATGTTTTGCTGTTCTTTGGAAGCAAACAGCTCAGATTTTAACTAAAGGTAGGCCACTAATGGGTTTATTTTCTAGGATGGGACACCATGGGAGCCCTTCTCACAATCCTAGCTGAAGTTTTTGAATTAGCTACTGCTACAGGGCTGTCAGCTGAAGCTATCCTCACTGGAGAGGCCTTCACTACTGCCGAACTACTTCAAGCCCATATTGCAAATCTTGTTGAAGTTGGTGAATTGTCTGTAGCAGAGGCCTTAGCAGCTACAGAGGTTACTAGTGAAGCTTTCGAGGCCTTGCAAAGCATATCTTCTGTTCTTCCTACAGCTTTTATTGGTGTTGCTGCTACAGAGGGAGCTATACTTGGGTCCCTTATTACTTTAACTGCTACTTCCTCAGCCCTTTATCCCAGTACTTGGAAGCACAGCACTCCTAGTGCGAACCTTAATCAGGAAATGGCTTTGGTTCCTTACATAGGGGATCTAGATATATTTTTTCCTGGGGCAGAAACTATTTCTAGATTTGTGTACAGTATTGATCCTTTTCGCTGGGCCTCATACCTGTATAATATAGTAGGAAGAGCTGTATGGGAACATTTATTTAGAGAAACAAGGAGACAAATAGCTTATCATACTACAGATATTGCTGGAAGAACAGCACAAAGCATACATCATACTATTGCTAACTTTTTGGAAAATGTTAGGTGGACTGTATCTCACCTTGGGACAAACCTGTACTCTGGTTTACATAATTACTATAGACAGCTCCCCCCTCTAAATCCCCCACAGTCCAGAGAGTTAGCAAGGCGTCTTGGGGTTCCTCAACCAGATAGACAAATATTTGAAAAAGGAGAGGAGGGAATGAAGCATCCAGTCTCAGCAGAATATGTAGAGAAATATGGAGCTCCTGGAGGTGCAGAGCAAAGAGTTGCTCCTGATTGGCTGCTACCTCTTCTTTTAGGCCTCTACGGTGATCTTACCCCCGCCTGGGAAGCTGAAGTAGAGGAGGAAGAGAATGAGCAGGATGAGGAAGAATATGAACCCCCCCAAAAAAGGATTAAAAGGACAGCCAAGTCCAGTTCCAAAGTTAATAATAAAAGGGGGGATAGAAGTGCTAGGTCTCCGTACAGGACCAGACAGCACAACCACAATTGAGCTGTTTTTGAACCCAAGAATGGGACAAAGCACTGAGTCTGAATATTATGGCTTCAGTGACAACCAGAGGGGATCAACCTCAAGAACAGATGAAGACCTAATTAGTGCAGAACTGCCCAGATATAGCTTGGGAGTGGTACAATTGCCTTTGCTTAATGAAAAACTTACTGATGATGTTTTGCTTATGTGGGAAGCTGTAAGTTGCAAAACTGAGGTCGTTGGTGTTAACACTTTAACAACCTGTCATGGATATAAGAAAAGGTATTCGCCCTCTGCTGGTCAAGGCTCAGCAATGCCTATAGAGGGAATAAATTACCATTTCTTTGCTGTAGGTGGCGAACCACTTGAAATCCAGTTCATATGTGAGGATTTCAAAGCCCCCTATCATCCCACAGAAACTATAGTCCCTCCCAAGGATAAACTCAGCAACAAATCCCAGGTGCTAGATCCTACCCTCAAGGGAATTCTAGACAAAGATGGTGTGTATCCTGTTGAGTGTTGGTGTCCAGATCCAAGTAAAAATGAAAACACCAGATACTTTGGAACATATACAGGAGGTGTTAGCACTCCACCTGTGCTGCAGTTCACAAATACCGTGACAACCATTCTTCTTGATGAGAATGGCGTAGGCCCGCTTTGTAAAGCTGACAAGCTATATATCACAGCAGCAGACATTTGTGGCTTTCTGACTCAGCCAAATGACCAACAGCAATTTAGAGGCCTTCCCAGGTACATGTCTGTGACTCTCAGGAAGAGACTGGTGAAGAACCCATACCCCATTGCCAGCATACTCACATCTTTGTTTACCAATTCCCTGCCACCTGTTACTAGCCAAGAAATGGATAAACAGGTTGAGGAGGTCAGAATTTACCAAGGAGTTGAGGGCCTACCAGGAGATCCTGACATGGTCAGGTACATCAATAAGTTTGGACAAGAGGAAACTTGTATTCCAAAATGACTTTATTATGGTACTGCTTGTTACAGTTGTAGATCAAAGCTTTATGAATAAATCATTTTTCCAGAATATTTTTTCCTTGTTCAATGTTTTCTTTCATGGTTAACAACCACATATCTCCCACCTCTGTCTCAATTCTCTCTTTCCACTTGACTACACATTCCTGCAGTTTTTCTGTGAAATCATCTACAGACCTAAAGTAGATGAGTAATAAGAGCCAGGTGATTCCACTCTGTAAATATCTTTTTTTGCCCACTTCCTCAGTATTTTTAAGACTTTTATATAAGTTATAATTATGCAGTAGTTCTACTTTTTGATACATACGGATTTTGACTGTTAAGGGTATGTCATATTCATTACAGGTAACAATTCCAGGTGGGAAGATCTGAGTCACCTTATTTTGATGTTTTCTTTCAAGGTTTACTGGGACTGCACCATCTAAATGATCTCTTAAATTATCTAAATTTTCAAAACCAATTCCAGTCTGAAGGGAGGATTTACTGGATTTCTTACCTTTAACATCTTCAAACACAACTGTAAATTGATCAATTGCCATTCCTAATTCAAATGCCAGTCTTTCAGGGGGACAATTTATATTTAAATAAGCTCCCCCACACAGGCCTATGAGGCCTGCAGCAACTGTAGTTTTCCCACAGTTTACAGGCCCCTTTAAGAGGAGATATCTCTGTTTTGGTTTATTTTCAACCACCATCTTGATATAATTAAAGATAACATCTGGCATATTGGGATGTAGGGCATTGAGCCACATAACTGCCGCCATTCGGTGGGCTAAATGCTCCTCCCCCCGAGCGCCAAACAAATCCTCCATTTCTTGAAAAAGGCCCTGCCACCTTTGCACTAATAATTCATTTCTAGTTAAGGTTTTCATATCTAATCTCCTTTTTGCTAACACAGTATCACAGGCCTGATTACATATGGTTTTCTGAGTTTTGCTGTCCTGAAACAGTAAAGCATTTAAGGTGTGGTCTTTGGTATGGTGTCTTCTATGCTCAAGGCGTCTGGGATTGTCACATACTTTACATGCTTCAGGTGCAGTTGTAAATTCTAAATATAATGCCATTAATAAAAGGGGGTCTGTACATTTAATGCTGCAAGCAAATTCAGAAATGAGTTTCCAATTTACAGACTTTTCTTCTTCTTGCACAGGGTTAAAAAAACTACTTGGCAGACCTCCTTGTATGTTTTGGGAGATAAGTTCAAATGTGCAGCAAACATTATAGGCCTCCTGAGGTTTTAGAACTCCCTTGGCTTGTAGGAAGCTCACAGTACATTTTTTACTACACAGATTTTCCATTGCATTTACCCGATGTTTTCCAACAGTGATAATATACAGAACAGAATCACCATTATACATATATAAGGCAATAAATGTACATTTGTAGGCTGCCTGGATACAAGGATATAATTCTTTTCCTTTCTCAGCAGTAGTAAATATTATAAAGCAATTATATGTTCTATTTGTGAACAGAGCATTGCTTACATATTCTTTCAAAACCTCAGGAAAGTCAGGTGATGTTCTAGGTTTCTTGGGTGGGGTGGCTTGACTTCCCGGGGCCTGGCTTCCCGCCGGATTTTCTTCCTCATTATCTGATGGCTCTAATTCCTCATCACAATGCAGATCTTGCTCATCAAAGCCTTGATTGAATTCTTCCCACCACTGTTCCCACTGTGAGGTGCCATATTCTGGAACCTTAACCAGAAAATCTTAGGTAAGTATATATTTTTATTTTTTAAGCTTATATATCCAATAATTAAGAAATACCATACCTGGCTAGTAGTGGCACTTGCAGCAATTTTTGCTTTATTATACAAATACAGAAGTCTTTTCATTGCTTCTTCATTCCCTCCTAAAAATAAAATCAGATTTACTGCCTGTAAACAAGATTTGCATGTACAGATCAATACTAAATATATTTACCTTTATCTGGATGATGCACCTTGCATGCCTTCAGGAATGCCTTTTTCAAAGTATCTGCATTGCCAATATCAGGGGTTCCTAAGAGCCCCCTAAGCTCCTCATATTCCTCAGATGTTAATTCCAT